CGCTCGATATATACGGCAGAGAATTGAAAGTCTCTAAAGATACTGTTATTACATATACTCTTGAAGATAATCGTAAAATTGCAATTCTCCTTAAACAAGGTGAATATGATGCAGCTTTATGTAAATCTTTAAAGAGCATTATTGTTAAGCAAGATACTCTTATTGATGGTTTGAAACATACTCTTTATACTCTTACGAATCAAGCGAACGTTTATAAGCAATCTATTGTTGAACTAGAAAAGAGTAATAAAGATATGATTAAAGATCTTAAGAAGTATATGCGTCGTTCTGCTAAGTGGGCTAAGATCGGTGGTGTTTCTATTGGTCTTAATGTTGTATTTCTAACTTTATTGATTCTAATATGAAAACAGTTTTTCTTAATCCTTTTCTTCCTACTGATTTAAATGAGAAAGTAACATCTGTCAGTTTTAAGATTGGTTCTTTTGATTATATAGCTAAACACGCTAATGTCAAAACTACTGAAATTGATTTTGATAAACGTATCATACAAATCAATGATGCTTTAGATTCAACTGCATCTCTTAGAGAACTTGTTAGAGCATTCTTTATTATTGTTGCTTATGAGCTTAATTTAAATGCCGAATTTCCAAATAGCGAAAAAGCTCATCTTGATGATATTGCAATGGCTCATTTGAGTTTCTTATTTACTCATTGGTGGGATGATTCTACTTTTGATTGGGAATATAATACTGATTATCCTAAGAGTTTTAAGGTTGGTTCAGTTATCTATAAAGCCTATAATATGACTGAAGTTTCTTATCAATCTACTCAAGGAATCCAATATGGTGTTTCTGATCATGTTCTTGGTTTAATTTATATTATCCTTAGGGACAGAAGTAAAGATATTCCTAGTTCTATAAGAACTCAAACGTTTTGGCATGAGTATGTTCACTGTTTATTCGTTCAAGCTAATGAAGATTATGCGAATGATATTGAATATGTTGTAGATGCTTATGCTACTCAAATTTGTGAATTTATGAGACAATTTTCAAAAATTAAAAATTAACATATAATTATGGATAA